TTGTAACTATCCAAGTCATCGACATTTATCTTATAAGGTAGCAAAAAAATGTATGGAGCGTCGTCCTATAAATTCCATTGTTCCGAGCAACTTGAGCAGAGATATAGATATTTCAATAGATATTCTTAATGGTGAATCTTACAAAAATGTAGGTGATAAATATGGAATATCAGCCGGTAGAGCTAGTCAAGTATTTACTACTTTATGGCATAATTGTAAACGCTCAAATCCTTCTATTGTGGAGGACTCATTTGCTGCAGGCCTAAAAAAATTTCACATAAATTCCTTTCGAGAGATTAAAGGCTTTATCATTAAAGAGATAAGGAAGTATCAAGCTTATAAATCTGGAGAAGGTGATGAAAATGAATAAATATACAATGTATGGTTGGACATTTGATCAATGGGCTATTGCCGCCGGTCTTTTAGGAGATGCTCCTAAAAATTTAAAAGAATGCTTAAATATAAAACTTTCATGGACAAAAAGATATTCTTATGACCCAATCGAAAAGCCAATTATAGCTACATTAAATAATAAAGATGAAAGAAAAAAAGATTATGATGCTTCCTATATTGTCTTTACTTCTATTCAAGGAAAGCCATTGGGTTAAGGCTTTCAAGTTGTTTTAATGTGTAGATACGCCCAGTGTTGTCGGTGAATTTATCAATAGTTAATTTGCCTGAACGAAAAAGTCTTGATCTTTCTGTCCCTAAAACTTCATCTATGAATTCTGTTGGTTGTTTTCGCAGCCATCCAGAATAAGTCACGCGGCCAGATACTTGAGTAACGCCTTTGCTACCAATAGCAGGGCGCTTGCCATGCAGTTTTGAGCCTATATCGTATTCTGGTAACACTGCCGGTATAGTTGTGCTACGACATGAGAAATGTAATGCTGGCATAGGTGCTCCCATACCGATTTGAAATATTTTCCCATCATTTGCTGCACATTCTAGGCTTGTTCTGGAATCTAGAGTTGCTATGAATTTATAGCCCTCTAGCACATCGCTATTAGCTTCGTATATTTGATTTCTTGCAGCAGCGGCAGTGCTGTTTGTGATTGTCCTTACTAATGAATCTAATTGCCTGCGGGTTAATGTGTTTATTAAGTTGCCGACATTTCGAGAGATAGCTGGCGTGGTTTCGCCTAATGTCACGCCATCACTAATCATCTGCAATATTTGCTTTGTTTTCTTAGCGCTGAATTGTCTTAATATTTCCTCAGTTGTAACGCCTGCCGCCCTTATTGGCGTATTAAGCACAGCGTTCACTAAAATAGCATCAGGAGGAATGATAAAATTAGTTTCTAATGTTGTGGCTTTATCGAATAATCTCGCAGAAAAAGCCGCCTCAGATTTTGCTAGCTCTTGAGTGCCTACAATGGTCTGTCTGGATATATTAGAGAACGCTTCTACAGATAGCGCTTCAATATCTTTTAAGACGATTTCAAGCCGGTTTCTCTGAAAGTCAGTTGGCTCTAATGCGAGTCTTGCATTAATATCACGCCGTAATCTATCAAGCGTCTTTTGGGCTTTCTTGCTTTCACCTCCAGCGAAACGCTGTAAGAATACCTGATGGCGTGTTGCTGTGTCTGTGAGATATTGAGTGCTACTCACTAAAATCGCCTGCCATTACACCTATCTCAGCCTCTCCCTCAATATCTTCATTCGTTCTGTCGGCTTTTATGATATTTCCAGATCGTAGATTATCTCTTAAATCATTGGTCGCAATAATACCCCTATCAAGTAATTGAATCTGAGCAATAATAAGCTGTGGATCTAAAGTGGCATCATAGAACTCCTTGTTGATCGTAATTACACTATCGCCAGTACCGCCCATGAACTCTTGCGCCCACATATAACATTGAAGAAATGCCGCTTCTACATTTTGAATGATAGAGCCTAATTTGGAGTTTTGACCGGTGAATCGTATTTTAACCGCGTCCACAGTCTCATTGCCGCCTACATCTTGTATAATGTTAGCGCCCACTTTCATCATTTGCTGTTCTTTTATTTCCATACCGGCTTTAGGCATCTGATTTTCGTTTGCTTGTAAGAGATCAGCAGAACCATTCTCAGGCAACATAATCGCAGCCCGAGAACCTAACCCTACTTTTTCTTTTAATACATCTTTCACCCATGAGGGCGTTAAGCCAGCAAGCACCGGTGTGGGTTGTCCGACCATAAATGAGCTTTCTTCATAATCAGCACTGTTTCGATAATGAGAGATGTTGATTTCTGCAATATCGTATAAAGGCGCTTTGTCCACAACAGCATCATTATTGACTGACCCTATAAACGTGAATGGAATCTCAGACCACATAGAGCCATCACTTTTACGAGGAATAATATCACCGGTAACAATATCGCCTTCATTGTCTTCGCCCACTTTCCAGACTACCATTTCACCGTTATCGTCATAAAGATTCTGGACATAAGTCATGTTTCCATCAATATCTTTTAACAATAAAACACGATGATAACAAACAGTTGTGTATTCAAAGCCATCTTTGGTTGTTTCTCTTGGCTCTTTCAGCACGACTAAGGTTAATTTTTTAACACCGCCCACCATTTCAGAGCGCCAGTTAATTACCGATTCAGCAGGATAAGAAAGGATATTAGCTTGTAATTCCATTGCGCGGACTTCGGCATCTGTAAGACCTTGCGGGGCTTCCGGATAGTCGACTAACATCCCATAACGGCCAATCATCAATACCTCATTAGTGGCATTTTTAATCATTTGGTCGGTTGTCAGACCATCGCCGTTTGCATTATCAATCAAGTATTCAATATCTGTCGGGGCCTCAATAGAAGTCTTACGTCTAAAAACTAGCCCAGTAAGCCCTTCTTTAGTGTGTGCTGTGAAGTTGACAAAATTAGCCCTTTGCTTATAAGCGTAATATCTTTGAGTGTTTTCTTGGCTGTTGTCGTTTGCATTTGGGGCGGGGAGATAAGCAGTACCGGCTAATCCGTTTAGCGTGCCTGAGTTTGTACTGCCTGCGCTTCTTGATTTGACGGCTTGAGAGCCTTCGTCACAATCGCGAACGAGCAGCCACTTTGTTAGATTTTTTGAGTATTCTTCGTGTTGAGAATCAACTGCCATACGTGCCTCACTGAGTTGTGAGCCACTAGCTCGGGAATGTAACTTGTAATTTTGTTGCTGGTCGCGCTACAGGCATTTCAAATGCTATCGGGTATGTGCCTGCATCCGGTAAATGATCAATATTTGATTTTTTATCCGGTTCTCCGTTTTTGTCATAAGCTAATTGCTCCATACATTTAGCATATTCAGGACATTTTAAATCATTAATAAATAATAGTCCTTTGCTGAATGCTTGGTTAGCTGCTATAACGCGATCCTTCACTAAAGGATTGCTTTTATTAGCATATACTATAAACCCTGCGCTCTCAAGTAAGCTAATGTCGGATATTGAAGCATCTACCGTCTTACGGCTGCCGCCGGACGCGTCGGGATATATTCTGATATTGTGTTCTGGAAACTTCTCTTTTATCGAAACAATCATAGCTGGTGTATCGTAAATCCCTTTTAGCTCATCAACAGCATGCCAGTTTTCTTTTCTCATTACATAAACGACTGCTGACATATTAGTTACATTGAAATCCATACCAATTCTTAGCGGTTCTTTTTCTTGTGTTATTTCTACGCTTCTGTTTTTTATTCGATTATATGAGCTATATACCGTACCGCTTGTTAAATTAACAAATCGACCGTGAATATAAGCATCTATTAATTCACTCGGGTAAGTCTCAATTAAAGAGTCAATATAATCATCCGGTAAATATTCCTGGTTTTCATAAGTGGATGCTTGAACCATTGAATAGCTTTCTGTTGGATTTTCTGCAAACTTCGAATAAATAAACCTAAACCCTTCTGGAGTAGTGGTAACGCTAATCCCGTTCTCTACGCCTTCAATTTTAAGGCGTAATCTTGCGACTATCTTATTCCACGCATTATTGGCTTTGTCTTTTGGTAAAGTATCTATTTCATCAACTAGCGCTCTCGCTACTTTAAAGCCCACAATAGAATCAGGCTTATCCATCGAACGACAAATTATAGTTCCGTAATACAACCGACCTCGATATAAATGTACTTCTTTATTGGCTAACTTTATGTCTGTAGTAAAACCCATTAATTGAGCGGCTTCGTCTATTGTGGGGTAGAAGATGTCTCGAATATCGGTATAAGTAGGAGCAAAATAGCCTTGTCTTGTTTTTGGGTTTCTGCCTGCAAAAGTTAATAAATCCAAGCACCCACTAAATGTTTTGGAGCTTCCAAATCCACCAATAAACGCTCTATATTTCGTATTAAGTTTGTTTATGAATATGTCTTGAGCAGCATTAAGACTTGGCATTTGTTATTTTAATATCAGATACAGCATCATTTACCGTGAAATTAATATTCAAGGAGGGGGATGGATCGTCATTGTTTGCCTCTGGCTGTGGATGCCATTTGGTTGTTCTGCGGTTATATAGCCATGCTAAGGCGGCTTTTGTGTCAGGTGGATAATGTTTAATTAATTTTGTTTTAACTATTTCGCCGTTAATGACTCTTATATCGGTTTCAGGTAGGGAGCAACCCATTGCTCTCATTGCTAAAGAGCGTTCTA